ATGGACACAAGCGGAACTATTGCGGATTGGTGTGCCTGGATGCGTGGCATCGGGCGAGCAGAGCGGACAATCAGCGAACGACAGACCACGCTTTGGCACTTCTTCGAGTTCACCGGCACCACGCCGGAGAGTTTCACGCAACGCCACGTCGTGCGATACCTCGGGCGCAAAGGATTGAAGCCGGCCAGTCGCGCCAGCTACTACACACAGGTCAAGGCGTTCTCGAAGTGGGCCGTGCTCATCGGCTTGCGAGACGATAACCCCATGACCGATCTGCCGGCACCGCGCCGTCCCAAGTGCGTGCCCCGGCCTATCACTAACGGTGACTTCATCGCGCTGCTGGAATCGACGCCGCGCCGGCTCACGCGGATGAAGATCATGCTGGCCGCGCTCCAAGGGCTTCGCGCCCATGAGGTCGCCAAGGTGCGCGGGGATGACTTCGACGTGCACGCCATGCAACTGCGAGTCCAAGGCAAAGGCGGTGGAACGGCGGTGATCCCGTTGCACCCTGGCATGCTCGAATTGGTGGAAGCGATGCCGAAGCGCTCCTGGTGGTTCCCGTCCGAACTGACCAGCACCGGGCATGTCACGGCAAAGAGCGTGTCTACGGTCATGAGCCATGCGATGCAGCGTGCCGGGGTGCCGGCTACCGGTCATCAGCTGCGGCACTGGTTCGGCACCAACCTGCTGACCTCGGGCGCGGATCTGCGCACGGTGCAGGAACTCATGCGGCACGAGTCGATCACCAGCACACAGATCTACACCCTTGTGCCCAATGAGCGGCGCGTGGAAGCGCTGGCACGTTTGGAGTTGCCCAAGGCAGCATGAGCGCAGCGCAAAGGCCACCATATTCGTCGCTTGACGAAAATGGTGGCCTTTTGCTATGCCCAGGTGATCTTGCTGGCCAGCGCGATGATGACACCGGCCCCGGCAATCCACAGTGACACGTTGGCGCGTGCGTGCCCGTCGCGCTGTTTCAGGTTCTCGATTTCCACCGTATGCGTGGCGGTTTTCGATTCGAGCTGGTTGTATCGCTGGTGCACCATGTCGAACTCGGCATGCACACGCTTCGATTCCTCGTCGTGTCGATCCTGCCCGGCCTGCAGCGAGCTGAGCTGGCCGGTGAGCACGCCGCGCAGCTCGGCAATGTCGGTTCGGAGATTCACATATTCATCCATTGCCGGGGTCACTCTATCGCTCGCTTGCCGGTGCCGGGCTTCACCAGCCAACCGCCCAGCACGGTGCCGGCCACGGTCAGCAGCACCGCGATAGCATCTTCAATCTCGGCAGCGTCTACGCCCAGCTGCGCCAAGATCCACACGATCACGGTCGCCGCCGCGTAGCCCACGACGGAGCCACCGCCGGCAGCCACGGTGACAGGGCCAACGGTACGCTTCGATTCAGCCATTCTTTCCTCCTACAGTCCTAGTCGTTTCTGGGTCCTTTCAGCGGCCACGCCGTCTACGACGAGTCCGGTGCGGCGCTGGAAGTCGCGCACGTTCACGTCGAGCTGCGCGGTGAACACCTTGGTGTCGCCCTGGCGGGTGTAGCCCTCGGAGCGCAGCGCACGGGACACGGCCAGCACGTCGTTGCCGGTGGACTTGTTCTTGAGCGACAGGTTCCGGTAGGTCTTGCCGGCTGGCTTCGACGCTTCGACAGGGCGGCGCGGGGCGGTCTTGCCGGGGGTGATGCCCTTGGATCGCATCCACTTGTGAAAGCTCGCCCACTTCCAAGACTTGGAGCCCTTGCGCTTGAATCGCACCCCAGCATGGACGTGCACGCCGGTCACGTTGCCGGTGTCGCCCATGTAGCCGATCAGCTGGCCAGCCTGCACGCGCTGGCCGGGCACTACGACGATCTTGGACATGTGCCCGTAGTTGGTCATGGTGTAGTCGCTGGACCCGTTGCCGGTGAGCAGGCCGTGGTCGATGATCACGATCTGCCCGGTATGGCCGGCCAAGATCCCGGTGCCGGAGTCCAGCACGGTGCCGTCGGCGGCGGCGTAGATCGGGTCATGGTCGCCCGGCTTGATCGGCGCGTAATCGTCGCCGGCGTGGAGCGTGCCCCAACGGCGTCCGTACGCGCTGGTGTAGCGTGCGCCTACGGGGACGGGGCTAGAAAACTTGGTCATGGTTGCCTTTCTAGATTCCGTACGCGGTCTTGAGCTTGGAGTACAGCGCCGCGCGTTCGGTCGCGTTCAGCGGCGGCATGATGATGTTGCGCCGATACTCAATATGGGCACGACTATCAGCCGAATTATGGTTGAATCCGAGCGTGATGCCTTGCCGGGCCGTGGAAGTGACAGACTTGGCGGCTTCGACTTCATCAATGCGGAGGGCAGAATTTGCTCCGTTCGAAGTCAAGATCGCAATATGCCAATTCGTGTCTGCTGGAATCGCAGGATCCAAAGTAGTGCCGAGGCCGGCGATTCGACCTTCAATGCGTAAAGCGTCTGATGCGACGAAAACAGCCCCAGCACCGCTTGACGCATAGTCGAATACTGCGGCATCTCCGTATTCGGGTGTTAACAGTCGGAAGATTGTCACCACTGTGTGCGCGGCAGGCACGTTGGGGGTGAGCACACGCATGCGGTTGGTGGAGCCGTTGAATCGGACGGCTTTCTTCCCGCCGGAGTTGACAACTTGTGGCGCGCCGCCATCGGCGAGCAGCGGCGAGTTGTCGATCAGGGAAGACCACTGGGTGAGCGAACCCAAGGGCAGCTGGTCGGCCGCCCAGTCGAAATATGCGTCGCGGATTGGTTCCACATAGGTCAGGTCGACCTTTGGCCAGGTGTCGTTGCGTGCGGTCCACTTGCCGGGTCGGATGATGGCGCGGGCGATGGTCATGGTCGAATCCATTCTCGTTGGGTCATGTAGGTGTTGAATCGGGCGGCTACCCATACTGCGGTTTGCCGGCTCCAGTGTGTTCCGTCGCCGGGATCCATGATGGAGGGCGGGAGCGTGTCGGCGGTCATCTTGGCTAGGTCGGTGGGAGTCGGGGTGATGCCCTGCTCATAGATCGCTTCATGGACCAGTTCGTGGCGCAGGTCGTAGCACTTTGGCCCATAGGCCAGTTGGAGCCCGTCGCGCACTGTCGTTGCGGTGACATAGCCGGCAGTGCCTGCCTCCTCGCCCACGGTCGTGGTCGGTGGCACGACAAGCACCTGCTTGAGCTGACGGGTATGCCAGTTCACGATGCGTTGCACGCCGGCGATGATGTGTTCTGCAACCGATGATTCAGCGCCGGTCACGCCCAGGGCGATGTCGTTGCGGCCCAGCAGGATGATCGAGGTGTCTGCGTCGTGTCCGGTCATGTCCGGGACGAACACGGTGCCCGGTTCCAAGGGCACTTCGGTGCCGGCGGTAGAGCGGGTGAACGTCAGCAGGGTGTTGGAGTCCTGGCGACGCAGTATGCCGGGCACGCCGGCCAAAGTGCCGGGGAAGCTCACAGCGGAGCCGAGTGCACGGAACCCGATCACTTCATCGGTGATGACGTTGACCGGGCCACTGGCCGGGATACGGTTCAGCGTGGCAGTGAGCGGAACTGGGATGGCGCCGATGCGCACGGCCACCTCATCCACGCACCAGCCGGAGGTGCCCAGATTGAACACGTCCACCCCGGCGGGCACAAGGTCGGCCAGCTTGGCCGGGTATGAGTCGCTGGTGGGGCCGGCGCTTCCGTCGAAGTAGCCGTAGGTCAGCGAGTCGCCGATGCAGGCGACACGGTTGCGCTGGGAACGGGTGTAGCCCACGGCGGTGTTGGCGCTGTCCTGGGGGGCGATGTTGCCGTAGCTAATATGCGTGTACCCGTCATCGCGGATACCGAACGCTACTACGCCGTCTTCGTCGGTGACCACGGTTTGCCAGCCGGGAGCGTTGACGGGCTGGCCGACCATGCCGGTCTGGCCTTGGATCAGCGGCGGCATTTCGGTGTTGAATTCGCCGGAGTCGTAGAACCCGCCGGCGGTGTATCCGTCATCGTCGGCGAAGGGGATGGCGTAGTTCAGTTCGTTGGTCGTGCGCAATACTCGGTCGTCGCTTCCTGTGATGAAGTCCAGCTGGATCGCTGCGTCCTGCACAGCGTCTACGGCGACTTGGGTTGCTGCTTCGATTAGCTCGGGGGTCAGCCCACCTTGCAGCAGGTCGTCAATCTTCCCGGCGGCGGCGCGGATGGACGCGGCCAGCTGAGATATTTTGACGCTATCCGCGGGGGTGGGGATACCTAGCGGTGTTTCAGGCATTTATGGTGCTCCTATGAATTTGAAATCGCCTACGGTCAGCGTGTCGCCAACGCTGGCGCAGGTGGCATTCGCAATGTTGGGGTTGGCCGATGCGCCAACTAACTGGCAGGTCCAGTAGTCGCCGGCCCCGTCCAAGGCGGTGATGGTGCGCTCTAGCGTCAGGGTCATCGCCCAGGCTTTCCCGTCCCAGGTGTAGGTTCCTCCCAGCAGGTAACTGCGCAGGTCGGACGGGCCGGGGTCGGGACGGTTGGCCATGATGCCGGTGACGACGATCAGCGTGTTGAAGCGCGTGTCGTTAGCTAGCAGGTCGGCAAGGTCGGCTTCGGTCATCAGGTCGCTGTCGTTGATGGTGAGTTCGCTCATCTTCCACGGCGAGTCGGTGGTCATCCAGTCGTTCGCGGCGGACTGCCAATCGGCGGAGTTCAGCAGGTCGGTTTCGAAGTCCACGGACTGCACGCCAAACTGGTCTCGGATGGCTTGCGGTGCCCGGTAGTTCCGTTCGGTCTGGGTGGTGAACCCGTCATCGCCCAGCGCCATAGTGGACAGGGTGACGGCGGTGATCGCGTTGTCGGGGTCTTGAGTCCACGACGGGTCTTGCAGCGCGTTGGACGCTGGCAGGTACAGGATTTGCGACGGGGCGCCGCTGATCATTGGGCTGTTGTAGGTTTTCTTCCACACGCCCGGCGGGCTGGCCAGCAGCTGGTCAGGCTTGACGTACCGGGATGATCCCTCCATGACGGTCAGGCGCTTTCTCAAATCTCCGTCCGAACCTCGGTATGAAGTATCGAATGCTTTGCCCCGGTATCGGTTCATGTAGCGTTCGAGCATGGTCATCAGCTTGACGCTGTTGTAGACGGCCTGCGCGCTGTCCTGACTGTTTTCGGGGAAGTAGACGAACCAGTTCTCGGCCAGGAACGCGGCGTTCAGATGCGAGACCCGGTTCGCGCCAGATGGCCAGTTGGTCGAGATATACGCGTTCTCAATGTCGGCCTTGTGGCTGGTCGCGTTCGCGGTGACTTCCAGCCCGCCCTCATAACGGGTGGACGGGGCAGCGCTGAGCGTGCGGATGCGCCCTGCGAAGAGCGTGCGCCAGCCCTCGGAGGTGGCGACCAGCAGTTCCACTTCGGCACCCTTGACCAGATCGGGTACGTCATACATGGATTCTTTGAACAGCAGGGTGAACTTGAGGTTGTCGGGCTCGGGCTGCTCATAGGCTCCATCGGAACCCCAAGTGAGTTCGGCAGGGGCCAGCACCGGCGCGTTAGCAGCACGGGTGCCGGCCAGCTGTCGGCCGTTCAGGTAGAGCCGTGGGGGCAGCGCCATTAGTTCGCTCCACTCATGTGCTTGCGGTACCGCTTGAGGATCTTCTCAATCTCGCGGCCGATGGCAATTGGGTCACTGCCAACGCCGGCATTGATGGTGATATTGAAGATAGTTTGGCCGTTGGCACCGGTGGCTTTGAGTCGAGTGCGGCCCAGCGGGTCGGTGGCCAGGCTGATCTTCGGTGCTGCGGACAGTCCGCCAATTTCTTCGGTGACCTTGTTCAGCACGCGCTTGAGCTGCGGCATTTCGCCCTTGAGCGATTTGGTCAGGCCGCCCATGATGGCCTTGCCGGCGGGGATCAGCAGCTTCTTGTCGTAGCTGATCGGGCCCTTGTGGTCGGCAATCCATCCACCGATGCCCTTGACGAATTCCATGCCTTTGTCCCATGCGCCGCGCAGGCCGCCTACAAAGCCGTCGATGATGGCCTTGCCTGCGCCCTTGAGCAGACCGCCCAGGTTGCTTAGTGCGGACTTGATCTTGCCGGGCATGCCCTTGATGAAGCCCAGTGCGCCGTCGATGCCGCGCTTCACGATGGACTTGAACGCGGTCATGATGTTGGAGCCGATGGCTTTGATGCCGTTCATGGCCGTGGACACACTGTTTTTCATGGCGTTGAAGCCGGTGCGGAAGAATCCCTTCACGGCGTTGATGCCGATCTTGATCGCGCCGAACGCCTTGCCGATCAGGGTTAGCTGGATGAAGTTCCAGACGGCCTGCACTGCGCCGGAAACGATCTGCTTGACTGCTTCCCATGCGGCTTTCCAGTCGCCACGGAACAGAGCGGACACCAATTTCACTACGCCCTGGATGACGTTCAGCATGCCCTTGATGAAGCCGACCACGTTGCCGACGATGCCGGACACAATAGCGATGACTACAGGGCCAATAACTTTCCAGACGTTAGCGAACAGCGTGGCAAGCCCCTGGATGATGGGGCCGGACTCACGGGCGAACACGGCGATGGTTTCCTTGACCATGCCAATGATCGGCGCGGCCTGCAGTGCGAAGCCTTGGATGGCCGGCAGCAGGGAGTCGCGCCAGATCGCGCCGAACACGTCGAGGATCGGCTGTAGCTTGGCGATAGCGCCCTGGATGAATCCGAACGCGCTGCCGCCTTGCCCCAGCCCGTTGACCATGGACTGCAAGCCCGGCAGTACGCTGGTGTTGATGAACGTCATCACGGCGGTGATCGCCGGCAGGAACAGCTGACCGATGGTGGTCTGGATGTTCTTCCAGGTGGCATCGGCTCGGGCCATCTGGCCCTGCATGGTGTTCGATTCCTTGGCGAAGTTGCCGTGCGCGTCGGCGGTCTGCTTCATGATCAGCGACAGGGTGGCCGCCTGGTTGGCTTCGTTGGACAGCGAACCGCCCACTTTCTTGAAGCCCAGCGCGGCGGCTTCCGCGTCGATCTTCGCCTGATTCAGCGATACGCCGTAGCGTTCGATGGGGTCGCGTTCGCCCTTGAGCGCGCTCGATAGCGCTTCGACGGCTTCCTTGGACGTGCCGCCGAACATGCTGGACAGGTCTGCGCCCAGGGTGATCAACTGGTTGGTTTTCGGTGCAAGCTGATCCATGGCCGTGCCGCCGTTTTTCAGCTGCGTGCCGATCAGGGTGCCCAGCTCGTTGAACTCGTTACGGGTCAGACCGACGTTCGTCTGCGCGTCCTTAGACCACTGGTGCATCTGCCCTGAGTTGCCCTTGAACACTGTGTCGATCGCGCCCACGGACTGTTCGAGGTCGCCGGCCATCTTCACGGCGTTCTTACCGTATTCGAGCAGCTTGATGCCGGCGTACGCGAGTGCTGCGCCGCCGGCTACTTTCAGGAATGTTCCCACGGCAGAGCCGGCACGCTTCAGGCCGCTTTGCGCCTGTTTGGTGTCTGCGATGACGCGCAGCGACATGATCGCCGATTTTGCCATGGGGTTCAGTCCTCTTCGAGTTCGTTGCTTTCTTCCTCTAGCAGGTCGAAAGCGGTCATCAGATCAGCAGGGTCTTGTGCTCGCCATACGTCCGGTGCGATACCGGAGCGGATGGCCAGCGCGACTAAGTTCCTAGAGAGAGTCCCCTGCTGATAAGGGCGCGTCCTCGGTGTCTTCCTCTTCGAGCTTCTGAGCGGCGGCATCGACCATCTGGTCGGTGAACTGCTCAAAGGTCAGCTGGTGGGCACCGGCGCGGCGGGACGCGTGCCAGACAAGGAACACGTCGGAGGTGATCGAGTCGGCTTCGGCATCCCAGTTGCGTGCTTTGGCGGTCTTTTCGTATTGCAGCTTGTCGTGCAGGTTGATGCGGAACGGGCCGTGTTCGGTGCCGTGCTCGTCTTCGTAGTAGCCGGCAATCTTGTTGAGCTTGGACATGTTCAGATTCCTTTGACTTTGGAAATGGCTTTGTTCACTTCGGCTAGATACAGGGCTAGCCATTGTGGTTCGGTCTGCTTGGCAGCCACGGTGATCCAGTGCTCGCCACCGAAACTGCCTTTGATGCCGGATGCGCCCTCGGGCCAGCCCCAGTTATTGGGGCCGGCGTACGGGGTGCGTTTGAAGCCGGCGCGCACCACGGCGGCGGTCTTGGTGCCCGATGACCGGATGGTGCTGGCCAGCGTGCCAGTGACCTTGGGGGCCATCTGGCGGGCGCGGCCCTCCACGACGGAAGCAACACGCGCGTGGATGCCTTGGAGCGTGGACAGATCGTGCTCGGCGGCTTTGAGGGTGGCGCGTAGCATGCGGCCACCGTCCACCGAGACAATCGGTTTGCTGGCCATGGTTAGGCGATGGTGCCGAACGTCGGCTGGCCAACGACCTTGAATTCGAAGTCGTTTTCGTTGCGGGACTTCACATCGCCGCCGATGGCAATCGGGCGGATCTTCGCCACGCCGGTGACCTTGAGCGTTCCGGTCTCGGCGTTGGGCTGGAACTCGAACGGCAGTTCCTGGCCCTTGTGGGTGTTCGCCCAGACGGCCAGCGAGTCAGCGGTGTAGTCGTCCAGGATGGTGCCGCCGATCGTCCAGGTGTAGTCCTCGTCGCCGGCCATCTCTTCGCCGGAGAGCACCGGGATGGGGTCTTCCTCTTCCACGTCCGGGGTCAGGGACGCGGAGCGCAGCTGGGAGGCGAATTCCTCTTCGCTGGCGACTTCACCAAAGGTCAGCGAGCCGGGGCCCAGCTTGTGGGACTTGATAGCCATGGGGTTCTCCTAATCGGAATAGGTGGTGTGCGTGAGCACGTAGCACGGGTATGGGTAGTTGTCAGCAGACTGGAACACGTTTGGTTCCGCGTCGGACGGCATGAGGTCGCTACGCATGAGGGCCAGCAGCAGCGGTTCGAGCGTCTGGACGGCACGGCCTTGGTTATCGAACGGGCCGGCGGCGACGATGGTTTTGAACTCGAATTCTGCGGTGACCGTCGTAAGCGCCGTGATGCGCGGTGGGGGAACCACGATCACGGCGCGGCCTTGGGACAGGCTGTTGGCTGCTGCCGTCGCGTTCTCGGTCACGTCGGCATCCAGCCCCAGCCCGGTGATGAAGTCCACGACTTCGGTAATGGCTTCGTTGAGCATGGGTTATCCAATTCCGGGTCGGAGCCATGGGCGCAGGATGATGTACGCCGATGTGTGTGGGTCGCGCAGGCTCGGCAGCGGCTCGGGGTTGCCGTCGTAGCTATCGAACTGCGGTACGCCGGTTCGGGCCTTGTTGCGTCGCCACAGGTCTGCCGCCGCTTCGAGGATTGCCCGGTCCACCATGGCGGCGGGAACTGTAGAGCCCTTAGTCAGCCTGGTGACAATCTCGGTTGCGGCAGTCAGCTGCTCTTGGAGACGGGTGGCATCCTGGACGGCGTTTGCGCCCGTCTCCGTTGCGAGCTGTTGGATGGTGACCGTCATGGCTAGGCGGCGAAGTTGACCGGCAGGATCGCTTCCGGGAACGGGGTCAGGATCGCCATATCACCGTGCACGCTGAACTGCTTGGTCAGGTTGATGATGTTCTCGTCCTGCAGTCGTGCCGGTGCGCCTGGGGATTCCAGCGTCTTGATCGCTACCGGGTCGTAGAACACGGCGCGGTCGCCGGTCACTCCGGGCAGCAGATCCACGGTGACGTTGGCCAGATCGCCAGAGACTGCGGACAGGTCCAGCCGGCCCACGGTGTTGGTGCCCTGACCGTAGACGGTCATCAGGCGGTGGTCGCCGTCCTTGAGCCGGATCAATTCCTTGAAGATGTCCACGGACACCATAAGGCCCTCGATGGCGAAGCCGGAGTCCTCACGGTTCATCGCAGCATCTACGATCAGGTCCAGCCATTCGTCGGGGGTACGGGTGGCAGCCAGGGTAACGGCAGCGGTGGTGTCAGGATCGCCGGTGTCGTTGAACGCGGCCAGACGGTCGGTGATCACCTGGTTGACCTCGGTGGCCACGGCGGCGTTGGTGACCTTGGCGTAGCGCAGACCGAACGCTTCCAGGGTGGTGTCAATTACGGGGGTGTCGGAACGCTTGACCAGCTGCAGCGACAGGTCGCCGTAACCGCCGTAGGTTTCGACAGGAGCCGAATCGCGCTTGAGGGTGACCTTGCCGAATGGCAGCGGCTCGCCCTCGCCGGCCTGCTTGGCAACGACGGTGCCGTCATCGAGCAGCTGCACGTAGTCCACGTTCATGCCCTTGGCCGGCAGGGTGCCGGTGGTGAACTTGTTGATGATGCGGCGGCGCTGGCCAACCAGCTTGATGAAGTTGCCGACGAAAGTGTCGGTCAGGGCAGCATCGCCGGTGGTGCCGCCGGTGTAGGCGCGCTGCAGTTCGCCGGTGGTGTACTGGCGGTGGAATTCGGCTGCGGACTCGTCGCCGTCGGCGATGGCCTTGACGAACTCGCCCATGCTGCGGAACTGCGGGACGGACGGACCGGATGGGGTGGTGTTCGCCTGGATCAGGGCCATCTGGCGTTCGAGCTTGTCCAGGGTTTCGTTGACCGGGTTCAGGTCGTCGCGGGTCAGGGTGTCAGTTGGCACGGTGTCGCCTTTCGGGGTGTGGGTCTGTGCGGAGCGGACTGCGCTCACGCCGGCGCTGGCGTAAGCAGGGTGGGGAACTAGGGAGAATTCGACGGCGCGCACCTTGGTGTAGGTGATATGTCCCTCGTCATCCTCGCGCCATTCGATGGGCTGGAAGCCGATGGACAGCCGATCAATGGTGCCGTCGCGCAGCATGGTGTATGCGTCGCGGCCAAGGGTGGTGTCGCTGATCTTCGCGTCGAGTTCATAGCCGGCTTCGGTGTCGCGGCCCTCGGTGAGACGGCCGATGATTTCGCCGTGTCGCCAGTAGATCTTCGCGCCGGTTTCGGCCAGCTCTACCGAGCCGGGCGCGAATTCCTCGGAGTGCTTGCCGAACCAATCCATGACTTCGATGCGTTCGCCGTAGGGCACGCCGATGCCGGTAAATTCCATGGCATCGGTGGAGCCGGCGGCGCGCACCTGCGCGGTGCGGATCAGCGGTTCGGTGGGGGCGGTGCGGGTCATGGGGTTGTCTCCACTGGGGTCGGTGCGGGTTCGGTGGCTTTGAGTTCTTCGCGCTGCGCGTCGGTCAGCGGGGCCATGTTCTCGTCGGCGCGGATCTCGTCCACGGTTTTCCAGCGGCCCAGGCTGATGTTGTGCGCTTCGTACCGTGATTTCGTGTCGGAGCGCAGCAGGGTTTCCACGTTGAAGCGGACGGACTGGCCGCGCGGCACTAGCTTGGTTAGGGCCAGTTCGATCTTGCGTAGATAGCCCATGAGCGTGGTTCGGATGAAGTCCTGCCAAGCCTGTTCGACGTTGGTGTAGGTCATCGAGCTGCCCTCTACTGCTGCGAGCATCAGGTGCGGCGGGATGCCGAACAGCCGGGCGATTTTCGTGGTGTCGAACTGCTGCGACTCGATCCACTGCGCGTCCTTGGGGCTAAGCAGGATCGGTTCGTAGCTCAGGCCCTTGCCCAGCACCTTGATGCCGGACGGGTTCGCGTGCTGCGGGATCGGTTCGCCGGTTTCCGGGTCTAGGCCGTTCCACACGTCGCGGTATTGCTTGCCCTCGTCGCCAACCAGATGCTGATCGCTGGACAGGATGCCGGAGGGCTGGCCGGAGCCGTCGAACCACTCGTTCGCGTAACGGCGGGTCAGTGCCGCGCCGGCCAGTTCCTGGCGTGCGGCTTGGATCGGCCCCAGTCCCTTGACCTCGCCGGGCAGCTTCATGCGGGTGATGTGCTGCATGTCGTTGGCCTTGATCGTTTCCCCGCGGTACTGGTATTCGAGCGCGGTGCGGGTTTCATTCCAGCCGACCCACACTTCATGAGGGTTCAGCAAGTCGAGGTTGACCACGTTCAGATCGGGGCCGTACTGCTTGCGCCAGTAGGCGTTGCCGGAGACAACCAGCGAGAGCACACACTGTTCGATGAAGTCGGCCTGATCCATGAACACCGATGGCGACGTGACCAGCGGTGGGCGCTGGGATGCCGGCAGTACTCGCCCGTTGCGTTCCACATCGATGGACAGCTGGATTGCGGCGGTGGAGATGATGTCAATGGCGCGGTACACATCGTGCAAGCTCACGGCATCGGTTTCGCTGATCCACTGGTCAGGGGTGGAGCGGGTGTACGGTGCGGTGATCGAAGTAGAGCGGGATGCCTCAATGACCGCTCGCGCGGCGACGTTGCTGGTCGTGTCCAGCGAGCCGGTGCGTCCTCGGAAGAATTCAGTGAGCCATCCCATGGCATGAAACGCTAGGATGGCTCACTGCGCCCGGCGAAGCCCTCGGACAATTCGACGGCAACGGACGGCAACCGACGGCAAAACTAGAACAGCTGCATGCCGATTTTCTCGGGCAGGTTGTCCACGCCGAAGCTGGACAGGGTGGCCGCTTCGATGGCGCTGATCGAGCCGGTGGACGCGCGCCGACCCCACGCCCATGCCCCGTCGCCGGTGGAGCGTTTCGCGGCGGTGTCCGCTGCGTCGTTCAGTGCCTGGTGCGGACGGTGCAACCATGTCGGCGGGAGCTTGGCCCCGTCCTTGTCCAGGTGGACGATGCCGGAATACACGGCACTGCACGCGCCGGTGTATTGCTTGATCGTCATGTCGATCAGTTTGATGTGCTCGGATTTCACGGCTTTCTCATACAGGTCAGCGGACGGGCCGGCTGAGTCGATGACGGCGTGCGCGTCGAACGTCTGCGAGAGCACTTCGAGGTCATCGAGCACCCATGAGGTGCCGATGGCGTGCTTGATGACTTCGGTTAGCTTGCGCCCGTCGGGTAGCGCCCAGGTGGCGGTGATCGTGGAATCGGTGCCGTCCTTGCCCACGGCAGCGCCTAGGCACATTGGCAGATCTGGCGGGGCCGGGTCAGCGGTGCCAGCGCGTAGCCAATCGGCTTCGGGGATGACGCGGGAAACGGCGCCGGTGCGGCGGTTGCCGTAGGCGCGGGTGAACTCGGGCAGGCCCAGATCGGCCAAGAATCCGTCCATGTCCTCGCGCTCGAATAGCCGGCCTGCGCCGGGGTGGTAGTGGTAGCAGGTGTCTAGGAACTTGCCGACTTCTTCGGGTTCGTCGGCATCGGGGATCTGCACGTCATGCGGGATGCCCCAGTCAAAGAACGCTACCCGGTCGGGCACGTGGGCGCGCAGGGATTTCAGCAGCTCGTTGAGCGCTTCGGATTCGCCGGTACCCTCGGTGGACATGATCCACAGCTGCGGTCGATGCCCGGTCAATTTACGGCGGGTGGTCGTGGTCGGCACGATGGCACCGCGCAGGTGCTGCGCCTGCAGAGCGTCGAACGCCCAGTACTCGTCAATGGTGTTGCGGTCGGACTGCTTCGAGTGCAAAGAATCTTCGGTGGGTGGGTGCGGTGAGAGCGTCGAGCCGGTGAGGAAGCGCAGGGATTGGGCACCGTTCGAGTAGGACGGGTTGCCCAGGCAGCCGATGGGCGACTGCAGGAAAAAGTCATCGACCATTTCGCGCCACTTCGCCGATGCGTGCTGGCCGGTCTGCGCGGTGTACCAAACGCGACGGTTCTTGCCCAGCATGGCGTTCTGGATGCCGGCGGCTGCGTCGAGGGTGGTCTTGCCGGCTTGTCGCTGCACGGTGATTACGACGGTGCTGTAGTAGTAGGTGCCGGTGTCCTCTTCGATTTCGCCGGCTACGTCGGCAACGTACTGCTGCCACGTGAGAAATGGCCAGCCCATGGCGTGGGCTATGGCCCCGGTGTGGTCGCCGTAGGTGGCGCGGGCGTAGTTACGCGGTGTGACGTACCTCGGGTGGTTGAGCTGGTCGAGACTGTAGCGCCTTTGCGAATTCGAGTACGTCAGCTGGGAGCTTGGAAGCGTCATCGGCGGAGGTATCCCCCTTGATCTGGTCTAGTGTGCTTGCGAGCTGCGCGGCTTCATTGGCGACGGCGCGGCCCTTGCGGTTTCCAAGCGTGATGTTGCGGGCAAGATCCATGGCAAGCTCGCCCAGGGCATGAGCCATGTAATCATCGGGGCGCAGCTCGATAGTTTTCGCTACTGCTTTCATTACGCTTTTTTCTAGTGGGCTTAGTGGGAATCCTCCCGAATTTACCCCCGAATTCATGGCGAATAATTCGCCCTGGGGGCCGTCCTGATCAGGCAAAACTCTGCACCTCCTTTTTTTATTTTTATGTTGAAAATGGGGAGAGATGGACAGGGGGCGCGGGGCTTCCTAGGCGTTTCCAGCCAAAAAAACGGGGCGAACGGCGGCGGTTCATTGCGCGATTCCCCAATCACGCGATGGTTGAACCGATGATTGCGATTCGATGGTTTGCGATGCGTGATAGTAACGATCTGCAGCGTGATGAAGCGATGAATCACGTTCGTTGGCGATGCGTTCACGCACGATGCGTTCGCCTGGATCAATCGTGATGATCTGCCAGCCCATCGACTTGTACTCTTGGAGCTGGTCAGGTGATGGCATGGCATGGATGATCCAGATGCTCACGTTCTCGCGTAGCCTGGTGGCCCTGCCGATGGCTGCCTTGCGTGCGCCAATGGCCACGTGCTTGATGTGGTCAGGCACGCGCAGGGCTGGATCCACGGTGCCGGCCACGGTCAGCGCGGCGGTGAGCCGGTCGAGGTCGATCACTACATCGTGTGGGTAGGCGTGCTCTTGAATGTATGCGGCCTTGCCGGCAGCAGGTGGCCCCGTGATGATGCGCACCTGACCGCCTACCTTGCGGTCTTGACGCTTCGAGTTGCACGGCTGGCATGCTGGCCGGAAGTTCTCTAGCTGGTCGCTACCGCCGGCGGCGTACGGGATGATGTGGTCTTTGGTGGTGGCCACCTTGGTGCATCCCGGCAGGCGAAGCCAGCAGGCGCGCCCGTAGTATTCGAGCACCTGCCGGGTCAGTTCGGCAGATGCCCGGCCACCACGCCGCCGCTGCCTACGCACGGGTATGCCAGGTGCTCGTGTAGCAATCCCAGTTCGCACCGTCGAACGGACCATCATGGGTGTTTCGGAAGTGCATTTCTGCACGACGGATGGCGAAGCGCTCATGCTCTAGATTGTGGACTTGCCAAGCGCAGAGCTGGCAGCAAACGTGCCACTGGCGGCGCTGGATCTTGTCGCGCAGATCGGTTAACAAAGTCTTGAGTTTGTGCAGTGTGCTCACAGTGCCGCTTCCTTGTCTTTGGTGGTCTGGTTGGTGCTCTGGGAGTCGAGCCATTGGCGCACGTCCCATGGGGCGTAGCGGATCTTGCCGCGCAGGCGAATGAAGCGTGGCCCCGTGCCGTCCTCGCGCATGGTGCGCACGGTGCGTTCGGAGACTTGCAAGTATTCGGCTAGCTGGTCGCTGGACAGCAGGTTGACGCGTTCGCGCTGCGGCATGGTCACTTGTTCTGTTCCTCCTGGTGGATGATCCACATCTGGGCACGGGCTGCGGTGGTCTGTAGTTGGGCGGCTTCGATGCGGCGTAGGATCGCTGTTTCGGCGTTAACAAGGCCCATCTTTTGTGCGGCTTCGGCATCGGCGTGCAACCGGGTTTCCACGTCGAGATATGCCTGCAGGACTCGGGCGGCGTTGCGCATGCGGAGCGACCATGGCCGGGGCGGTGTGGTGATCATCCGCGCATCACAGCCTTGGCCAGTGCTTCGTTATAGGCTCGGGCGATGATTTCGTAGTCCAGCAGGGCGTTGAGGAACACGGCGTAGGTCTGGGAGCGTGCCCAGGTGCCGGCTTCGTTGTCGCGTTCGGCTTCGTCGTGGTCTACGGCGGCTTCCTGGACGGCCTTGATCGCGGCGGTGTGCTGTGACCGGACTTCGTCCAGGCTGAGCTTTGGTGTTAGAGCCATGAGTGCATCCAATGTGTGTAGGCGGTGATGATGAATTCCCAGAACCATGAACCGATCACGGTCGCTTCTCCTTGTGTCGTGGGCAGATGAAGTATTGCTGGCCTTTGTAGCGGCGGCGTGACATCGTGTGGCATTCGTCGAAGTACATGCACTCGATCATTGGATTGTCGCGACCGGCTTTCACGCAGGCGATGCAGTACTTTTCCCCTGGTATCGGCTTGTGAGTTCCGCATGCCCAGCAGGTGTTCACGTCGCGCGGTCGCACGTACTTGTTGGATGGATTAGCGGTGCTGTTGCTCGGAGCGGTTCCCGGCCCCAGATTGAAGCGGCCTTGCTTGCTGATCGGTATTACGTCGCCCAT